GAGTACCGGAGAGCCTTCAATTGCTGTCGCTGCTGATTTTCCTACGCTAAACCAAAGCACAACTGGTAATGCAGCTACCGCTACGTATGCGACATCAGCTGGTTCTGCTACGACTGCAACATCAGCTGGTTCCGCTACGACTGCAACATCTGCTACAACTGCAACTACCGCTACAAACTTAGCTGGTGGTAATGTAGGTTCTATCCCGTACCAGTCTGCTGTAGGTGCTACAGCAATGTTGGCTACAGTATCTAATGGTTTCTTAAGAGCGAACGGTCTTTCTGCTCCGTCATGGGCTACAATAAACATATCTGATGTAAGTGGTGTAGTTCCTGTACAAATGGGAGGCACTGGTTTTTCGTCGTACTCCATCGGTGATATCGTGTATGCCAACACGAGTTCTAATTTTGGTAGGCTCTCAAGCATAGGAACTGGTAATGTACTCCTATCCGGTAACATCAATAACGCGCCTTCGTATGGTAAAGTCGGTCTAACAACCCATGTATCTGGCACTCTTCCGGTTGGGAGTGGGGGTACTGGAACGGGGACGTTAACGGGTTACGTAAAAGGAACTGGCACTACTGCAATGACGGCAAGTGCTACTATCCCAACTTCGGATCTTACTGGTACTATCTCTGTCTCTAACGGCGGAACCGGAGCATCAACACTAACGGGTTACGTAAAAGGAACTGGCACTACCGCAATGACAGCCAGTAGCACAATCCCAGTTGCCGATATTACTGGCACTCTTGCAGTTGTAAATGGTGGTACTGGAGCAACCACACTAACCGGTTATATTAAAGGTACTGGTACTACCGCAATGACGGCAAGTGCTACTATCCCAACTTCAGATCTTACTGGTTCTATTTCTGTCTCAAATGGTGGTACTGGAGCGTCGTCACTAACAGGTTACGTGAAAGGAACTGGCACTACTGCAATGACGGCAAGTGCTACTATCCCAACTTCAGATCTTACTGGTTCTATTTCTGTCTCAAATGGTGGTACTGGAGCGTCGTCACTAACAGGTTACGTGAAAGGAACTGGCACTACTGCAATGACAGCTAGTGACACAATCCCAGTTGCAGATATTACTGGTGTTCTTCCTGTATCAAAAGGCGGTACTGGTTATGGTTCTGATGGTATCGGTACCCTCTCATTTGATACCACTCCAGATACCGGTACCGCACTAACTGAAGGCCAACTTCGATGGAACAGCACGGACAAAACTCTAGACCTAAAGATGTCCGGTACTTCTGTTACACAGCAAATTGGTCAGGAAGTATTGATGTTTGTCAATGCTTCAGAGAATATCCTAAACGGTCAAGTCGTTTACATTAATGGCTCCTTTGACGGAGTTCCTGAAGTCGGGCTTGCTTCTAACGACGCATTGTCATCGAAAGCAGTGGTAGGGGTAGCTACACAAGATATTGATATCGGTGAATCGGGTTATGTTACTTTGAGTGGGTTAGTGCGGGGGTTAAATTTGGGGGCGTATCTTAGTGGTCAAGAAGTATGGTTATCGTCTGGCGGTGGGTTTACGGCGACCGAACCGACGTACCCATTGTATAAAGTACGTGTTGGCTATGTCGCACACGCTGATAGTGGAAACGGTTCCCTTTATGTTATCCCTGAATATTTTGAAAATGGATTAGTTAACGGTACCGGTAAAATTGGATATACTTCTGGTTCTGGTGGTACTATTACACAACCTACTAGCAAATCAAACGGGGTCACATTAAATAAAACTAACGGTCAGATTACAACAAGCTCTGCCTCCCTTGCTGGTGGCGCTAGTGTGTCGTTTACTCTTACTAACTCTAAAATTGAAACCGAAGACATTGTAGTTATGAACCACCATTCTGGCGGTAACTTGGGTGATTATATTTTTAATGCCCGAACAAATAGTGGTAGCGCAACAATTAATATTCGCAACCATACAAACGGGGCTTTATCTGACGCAATCGTTATTTCCTTTGTCGTTATTAAATCAGTAACTGCTTAATTTTAAACTATAGATTATATGCCAAAAGATACAATTACCGTAGAGCTAGATAGCAGCATCAGCGAAGGGCTTACTGTTTACAAAGACCAACCAACTACTATTGATTTATTCGATATTTTTCAGATAAAAGACGTTAACGGCAGTACAATCACAACTAATATTTCGGAGGAGTACGACACAGAGACGGAGGGTACATCTCTTACCGGTGAGAAGATTGTAAAAGTCAGCACACACCCTAGTGGTTATGCGCGTGTTCTTAGCTCCGATGGAACTATAGGCAGATGGGGGAGGTTTTTTCAAGACTCTTCACCTTATACCTCAGATGTATATAATGTAATAGCTGACGGTGACTATTATTCTGATCCTAATTTGTTTTATGCAACAACGCCTGATAACTACAAAAACTGGATTGTTGATCTTACTTATTATAATGATTATTTTCGTGGTAAAGGTCCTTGGTCTGCCGATGCACATGCGCTTAATGTATCTGTTAATATTTCTGACGATAAGTCTAATATTACTACTAGCAGTAATTTCCAATCGGCATTAGTGAGACCATTAGTAGCCGCACAAGATACTTCGTTTACGCTACTAAAAAATGAGGACAATAGTTCTATTATTTCGGGTAAGACTATCTCTAAAATCAAACAAATTGGTGTCGGCTATAAGGGTAGCACTACTCAATCACGGACTCATAGTTCTAGTAAAATAGATTATGGCGTTCTTTTTACTGACGGTACCGCTGCCACAGTTACTTTAAGTACAGGCACTGAGCCGTACACTATTCCAGTTGCCGGAGTAATACCTACAAGTGGTTCGATAGAAATAAAAGTTACAAAACAAACACAAGAACTAGAAGAATTTCCTGTTACCGACGCTATACGCGTAGGACCTTATGGTGATAGTGTCATAATTAACAGCGATAAAGATTCCTATTTAGTTAATAAAACAACTAATCAAGTTTTTCGCAGCAATAATACTGCTGTGTATGGTAAATCTTTTACAATTGATTTACCATATAGTGGTGTTAAACCAACTAGTTCTTTTGTAAATACTCCGCTATTTACTGCTGATTCAACCGGTCTTTACGTTTTATTTAGAGATAACTCTAGTTATTCGACTCTTAATATTTACAAGTATGCTAATGGTGGTTGGGCTGAAGTTACTGGTATTTTCGTTATAGTAGGGTCTCAAATTAATGAAGAAACTCGTATTATTAAAGATACTAATAATAATTTTTATATTTTTGTTCGTAATTTAATTTACAAAATAACATCAGCTGGGGTTGTTTCTGTTTTTGCAGGAGCATCAAATCAGTACGGTTATGTGGATGCAACGGGAACTGCTGCTAGGTTTGGACGTTTTGTAGGTACTCCGGTAATTGATTCTAGCAATAATATTTATGTATGCGACAGTCGTGTAGCCGTAGGTAATGCGACAACGGCTGGTGAGTACTCCGTTAGAAAAATTTCACCTAGCGGTGTGGTTACGACCTTCCATAAACAAACAAACTCAACCCAAACCGCAGTGCCTACTGCGGGTAGTATACAAGTTAACGTTAAAAAAACGGTTGGTAATTACGCACAGGTACCATTTACTTCAGCCTTCCGTAATGGTATGTATGGTAATACTATTGAACTTACAAGCGATACTGATGGTTATTTAGTTGATTCTGATAATTATAATAAAGTAGTTCGTAATTTTTCGGGTGCTCCTTTGTTTGGGAAAAAGTTTTCTATTCCCTCTCCGGTATCTAATAAAGGAGAATTTAAAGCAACAGAGATTTATACAACCACCCCAGACGATCCAGATTGTATTTATGTTTTGTTTAAAGGCAAGGAACAGACGGTACAGCTTTCACAAGCAGCTTACGCAGCAAAACTTGAAAGAAATCAAAATGAGATTTCACAAATAAACGCTGTTAAAACCCAACTTACAAGCCAGATTTCTTTAATAGAGAACGATCTTAATGCCCTTTATCAAAAAATAGAAGAGTATAGTGATTATTATGGTTACTATAACCCCAGCTCGTCTCTTGTTGAGCTAGTAAGGGAAAAAAGGCAACAAGCTAATGGATTACAAGACGAATTAAGAGTAAAAAAAGCGGATCTTAAAGAAGCTAACTTTGAATATGAGCGACTTACAAACGCAGTAAACCAAATACTTTATTCTTATATTATTTATAAATACAACGGTTCGGTATGGTCCGAAGTAACTGAACCTTTTGAAGTACCTTTTTCAAACATTTCTAGTATTCTTGTAAGATCTGGTGTTTATTATCTTTTGCAAGATGTCTCTGTTTATAAAGTAACATCTACAGGAACCGTTTCTCTCCACGCTAACTGGGGCACTGATCAATCTATAGTATCTCCAGTAATTGACTCTAGTGGGAATATTTACGCGTGTGAGGTTCCTTATAGGGGGGTACCGCTTAATAACAGTAGTGTAGCTGGACCATTTAATGTAAAAAAAATAAATAGTAACGGAGTTGTTTCGGTTTTTTATGCTGGTACTCCTACATGTAAACCCACGTCGGTTGCTATTGGGACTAATGGTAATGTTTTTATAACTAACTATGCAATACAAAATAATAATTCAGAGTACGTTGATGCATATGGTATAAACATGAGTAGGATTGAGAGGGTATCTCAAACGCAACAAGTTACTCCAACTAATCTGTATGCTGCGGCGGTATGGTCTGATTATTCAGGTAATTTATATACTACAAAAACTTATAGACCTAGCGCAGATCATACAAACCCTTCTGACTTCAAAATCAGAGTAGGTAAAATAGTAAATAATAATACTGCTATATCTGATATATTTACTGATTTGCCAGTAAAAGGCGATTATAAGTTTCCGTATATTAAATTAAATTTTAGGGGAGGGAAGATTTTAGTTTGGACTCTGACCACGCTGAAAGGCACAATACCTGATTGGGGTATATCTAGCCTATCAGAAACTGGAATTAGGTCTGTGGAATTAGCCTTAAGTGCTGCGTATAGTGGAGGAATACGCTGTTCTGTAAACACTGGCGTACTGAGCAGGTATAAAATGGTTAATGCGAACCCAAGCACCGAAACTCAGAATTTTCTTGTACCGTATAATGCGTCAGTGAGTGATATTACCGCTGTGTTTTCGGGATTCCTCCCTCAAGGTACGCAGTACTCTAGACCGTCAGTCGCTAACCAAGAGACTTGGCAAATTCAATTCCCTACTGAAACTGAAGTACTAGCCTCTGATCTTAACCTATCTAAAAGTGCTTTTGAGTTTAAGTATATTGATGACTCTATATCGCCATCGGTACTACCAAACGCTAGTGTGTCTCAAACAGGTAATGTTGTAGTAATTAAACAACCACATACTACAGTAAATAGTGCTCAATTTAGACCTAGATCGGTTGCGTTAGATTCTAATGGAGATGTTATTGTAGTTAACGAAGCTGAAAAACCTAGTGGTAATATAAGTCAAAACATAACTTTTGATTCGTTAGGTAGGGTTGAAAGGATATCTCAACTAAAACAAATAACACCAATTAATATATATGCTTCTGACATATGGTCTGATCATTTAGGTAGCTTATATACCACAACAAACATTAGAACAACACGAGGTAGGAAAATTGCTGATCAGCGTATATTGTATAAAATTACAAACAATACGACTTCTCAAATAGCTATCATAGAACGACCATCTTTTGACTCTACTTTATTTATACCCAATAAAACTGGTGATCTTTTCTATTATTCATTGGAATCTTTTGGTGGGAATGGACAAATTGGTATTAATAAAATAACTAACACAGAACAACAATCCCAAGTAATAACTTTTGGTGGTATTGGTGGTACTAAAAGTATGCTTGTTTATGTTGACCCGACCTTGTTATCAGGCTATAAACTTGTTCGTGTGAAGAGTGGTGACACAGAAACAGGGATGTTTGAACTACCATACGACGCACCACTAATTACTTTTAGTTCTATATTTGCAGGATTTCTACCCCCAAACACTAAATTTTTTATGCCCACAATTTCGGGGCAAAGTACTTGGCGTATAGAAATACCGCAGACCGATATATCTGTGTCTTCTGATTTTACTATCCCACAAAGCCCAATTATTTTTTCAATCCAGTCGGAATCAATAGGGCCGCTAGAATTACCGCCGCCACAAATATCTAATTCAAATGGTGTTGTGGTAATTTCGCAACCACATTTACCGCCTTCTACCCTTTCGCAATATAAATTAAATTGTTCCATTAATTGGACTTTGTTGCCTAACCCTAGAAGCGCTCCTATAGTAGATATCATAGCGTCTACGGCGCAAAATGTTCTTTTGGCGTACTATAGTGATGACACGCATGAGATGCTAATTGGACCTAAAGACCTATTGAGTCGTGGGTTTTTATTGGGTAAAACAGTTAAAAAAATAGCAACCGGTAGAAATCATACGTTAGTGCTGTGTACCGATGGTTCATTAGCAAGCTATGGGATTAACACTAGTGGTGTGCTAGGTGTGGGTGTTGGAGTTAGCGAGCTAACACGCCCACGTAGTGTTGTAAGAGGTGTTAACGGTATTCCTAGAGATTTAAAAGTTGTAGATATAGCTGCCGGAGAGTACAGTTCATACGCTGTAACAGATGATGGAAACATATACGTTTGGGGGCATGATAATAGTGGTCATTTGGGGCCAATTGCCAGCGGCGGAATGGTCGGAAACATAAGTCGCCCAGTAAAACTTCTAAAAGACACAATACAAACATTCACAAACCGTTTATTTTTGTCTAGCAAATCACTCCCTTCGGGTTTGCAAATCGACGAAGAGATTCCAACTACTGGTAGGTTATACGGAACCCCTAATAGAGCTGGGTCGTACACGTCAAAAATTAAAGTTGATTACGTTGATATCGTATTAGTTCTTCCTGATGAGTATAAATTTAACTTTAAAGGAACGACATATGTAACATTACCAATTAACGTCGTTGGTGCTCCAACAGAATTGTCTTACCTTACTGAAGTTTCTGATGAAGCCCCCAACCCTACGTTTAACCCTAATGAAACAACTACAGGGTCGAGCACTAGTGAGATTTTGTTACATGGGATACCAATACCAACTTCATCATTGGTATCGCTGTTGAAGTCAGTTAACATACAATTTACAACGACACGTAAGGCAACTACTTCGCCGCTCTCGCAATTTTATAATATCACATTTGGTGGTGTTAGCCTACTAGATTCTATGTTTACTGTAGTTTCAGACTTAAGTACAACAACCAAATTGTCGGTAAAAATATCGAAAACATCTTCCGCAATGTTTAAGTTTGAAACCACAATTAATTGTACGGATGGTAACGGTAAAGAAACCATCGAAGTAACCTCTAAAAGTATTACAGTCAATAATCTTGAAGGGATGGGCCTTAACCTTTATGCAACTAATGCCGCTGGATCAGACGCCCCAATTGTTTCCAACTACGGAGAAATCAAATTCTTAGGATAGACCATTAAAATATGCCCGTATCTCAATTACCTCAAGCACCCTATAGGCAAGACCGTCGGGTTTACCCCACGCCGGATAGTGGTGACGTATTATTCAGTCAAGTAAAGGATTGCACCCGCTCCGAGATTCCTGCATACGGTACCCCGCATCCTGATTCCGTTAAGTGGCCCCACCACAAGCTGGTCTTCGTCAAGCCAGTAGACATCGAGCGCGATGGTATCTTCGAGTTCTTTTACGCTGCGGACAGAGAGGAACAGGACCGCTATAACTTCGCGTTCGGCTACCGTAACATTATTGGCAACGCCGGAGGGCGGGAGCTGCGTGTTGTTATTAGGACCTACCTCACGCCGAGGTCTGACTTCGATCCAGACTTTCCTGCTTTTAAAACACTAATGCCAGACGTGCCGGAAGGTACCTTTGAGGGCGTCAACTACATTTTCTTCGACAAGAAGCAGGCTAAAAGTGAACCGGAATTTGACTCGCTCTACGTTATCGAAGAGCGTACGTACGTCGAGGACGAGTTCCTCAAGACAAAGATTAGCTACTCCGCACAGAAACCGGATCTAATCCCTGATAAGTTTCGGGAGTCTATTCCTAATGTTACTACTGAAGAAATCAAAGAAGGCTATGCCACTTTGCCAGTACTTGCTGGTAACGATTTAGTTTCTTCGGAAGACCAGCTCAACCCTAATGTAAAGGTAGTTAAGACCACATCAAGGACTGAGCCAGACTTGCCAGTTGTCCTACCGGAAGGAGAACTTATTGTTAACGACTACGGCGGAGTTATTGCCAAACGGAAGGAATCTCTTGTTGAAGACGGCACTCACGTGGACTCCGGTTTTGGTGTTATTGAAAGTTCAGTTACACCGTTAGGTAACGGTCAAAGCGTTAAAACCACCATAGAAGTACCGCCCAATACGGCTGGTAACGTGGTATATCCGACACTAAACGGTGTGCAGACAGACCCGAGATACGGTTTGCCGGTATATTTTAACCGTGAAGTTGTATCACTACCCTATAGTGATAAAACCGGTATAGTTAAAAAAGGAGATGAAATACAATCAGTTGAGATAGAACCGAAAGACCAATGGCGTTCTTATAAAAATACAACATATCTGTCCAACCTACCTAAACCGCAAGTGTGGTATGGGTTAAGGCGAGAAAATTTGCCGGATGTTCTTGAGAGTATTGAGGTCATCGGGACAGAAAGATTTATAGCGGTTCCTAAGTGGAAGCGGGTATTGGACTCACCTTTAAAAACTAAATTCACTAGATCTTTTTCGTACGGCCCTCCCGAAAATTCTTTAAATTCGTATACTCCATTCTATGCAACAGAAACTTTTAACGCTTCTTTTGAGTATGATTTAACTTCTAAGTCTAGTAGTAAAAGTTCTAATTCATCTAGTTCTTCTAGTTCGTCCAGTGGCAATCAGTCTGGGTCGCAGACTTCTAGTAATGAATCTAATTCTATTTATAAAGGGTTAAACACTACAGTTACAAACTCCACATCAACAGCCTCTAATACTAATACTAGCACCAGTACTAATACCAGTACCAACACGAGTACCAATACCAGTACTAATACGAGTACCAATACAAGTACTAATACCAGTACTAATACCAGTACTAATACCAGTACCAACACGAGTACTAACACCAGTACCAATACAAGTACCAACACCAGTACTAACACGAGTACTAACACCAGTACCAATACCAGTACTAACACCAGTACCAATACCAGTACTAACACCAGTACTAACACAAGTACTAATACGAGTACTAATACCAGTACTAATACCAGTACCAATACCAGTACTAACACAAGTACTAATACGAGTACTAATACGAGTACTAACACCAGTACTAACACCAGTACTAACACCAGTACTAACACCAGTACTAACACCAGTACTAACACCAGTACTAACACCAGTACTAACACCAGTACCAATACCAGTACCAATACCAGTACTAACACCAGTACCAATACCAGTACTAACACTAGTACCAACACGAGTACTAATACCAGTACTAACACCAGTACTAACACCAGTACCAACACGAGTACTAATACCAGTACTAATACCAGTACCAATACCAGTACCAATACCAGTACTAACACAAGTACTAATACGAGTACTAATACGAGTACTAATACGAGTACTAATACGAGTACTAACACCAGTACTAATACCAGTACTAATACCAGTACTAACACGAGTACTAACACGAGTACCAACACGAGTACTAATACCAGTACCAACACGAGTACTAACACCAGTACTAATACAAGTACTAATACGAGTACCAACACCAGTACCAACACTTCAAGTGGTACTACAACCTCAAATAAAAATTTCAGAGGATCGGATTTTTCTAGGACCAATATTGGGTCTAGAAAAGGTTTTGGACTAATAACGAACAAAAACGGTAGTGGGCAAGCCAGAGAAACAAATACGTATGAGAAAATAGTATCGGGTATTGATGCTGGTACGTCAACTGGTACATCAACCGGAACTTCTACTGGTACTTCTACTGGTACGTCAACTGGTACTTCTACTGGTACGTCAACTGGTACTTCTACTGGTACGTCAACTGGTACATCTACCGGTACATCAACCGGAACTTCTACTGGTACTTCTACTGGTACTTCTACTGGTACGTCAACTGGTACTTCTACCGGAACTTCTACCGGAACTTCTACTGGTACGTCAACTGGTACTTCTACTGGTACGTCAACTGGTACATCTACCGGTACATCTACCGGTACAGCTACCGGTACATCTACCGGTACATCTACCGGTACGTCAACCGGTACGTCAACCGGAACTTCTACTGGCACTTCTACTGGGACTTCTACCGGTACATCAACCGGAACTTCTACTGGTACGTCAACTGGTACATCTACCGGTACATCAACCGGAACTTCTACTGGTACTTCTACTGGTACGTCAACCGGAACTTCTACTGGTACTTCTACTGGTACGTCAACTGGTACTTCTACTGGTACGTCAACTGGTACTTCTACTGGTACGTCAACTGGTACTTCTACTGGTACGTCAACTGGTACATCTACCGGTACATCAACCGGAACTTCTACTGGTACTTCTACTGGTACTTCTACTGGTACTTCTACTGGTACTTCTACTGGTACGTCAACTGGTACTTCTACCGGAACTTCTACCGGTACTTCTACCGGAACTTCAACTGGTACGTCAACTGGAACTTCTACCGGCACTTCTACTGGTACATCAACCGGTACGTCAACCGGTACTTCTACTGGTACTTCTACTGGTACCTCTACGAGCACATCTAACGGGACATCAAACTCCACCACCAACACCAATACTAATTCAACCTCAAATAGTTCTAACGTCTCTAGTTCTGCGACTGCGACAGCAGGATTAAATACATCAGTTTCTGCGTCAACTTCTACTTCTAGTAACCAATCATCGTTAGAATCAACAAGTAAGAATCTATTTTCACTGTCTATCCCTAAATGTTTAAGGGAAAAAATAACTGTGGCATTTCCTTCGGGACACACTATAGTGATCCCAGCTACTCAGCCCACTAAGATCCCTGACTGGTTGCTGGTATCTCAACAATCAGAACACTGGAAATGTGGTGTGTGGGTTACAGAAACCATTGAGGTCTACACTAAATAAACTTAATAGTCGTGTCAGAAAACACTTTAGATTCTTTCCCAAACGAGGACAATAGACCATTTGATCTGTTGTCAGATAATCTCTCATCGAATGATAGAAGAGATCCGCTACACAGTTTATCTCAAATAAATAGTACTAGCAGCACAAATAGCGCAGACGGTACAAAACAATTACTGTCATCAGAAGCGTTAAATACCACAAGCGTATCGGTTTTTGATATTGGAGAATTTAAAAACAACACGTTTGAAGGGGCGACGTTTGCGCCACCGATGCCTGATTTTTTGGGTAATCAAAATAGTGGGTATGTTAGTCCGCAACTATACGATACAATCGCAGACATAAGCAGAGTAACAATACTTGATACGTTTAAGAAAGTAACGATTGACGGCGTCGTACCCCAGATCAGCAATAGCACAATTGATTTTTCGTTAAATAATACTCCTAGGAGTTCTGATGTCACTAACGTAGGTAGTTCGTTTAGCGCGTCTAGTAATCTAAACACCCCAGTTCCTGTTGATAATAGAACTATCAATAATAACGATTTTTTTATTGACGCATTTAAACAACAAAGTCAGATAATTGAAAACTTAACAAGACGTCTAACCGATTTAGAAGAGGCGTTTATACCAACGGAATCGGCACAAGAAACTGACGATAGTGTAAGTGTAGAAGAAACACAAGGGACTGTAGACAAAGCTAAAAGCGTTGTTACTCTTATTCTAGATAAACCAGAAACTAAAATCGGTGCCCCGCAAACTGAAACAACAACTACGAGCAATATAGGAAAAGATGTAAAACTCGGCACCACAGCTGACGAAATAACTAAATCTACTACTCAAAAAGTTACAACTAAATTATCAGATAACGACGTTAAAGAGATAAAAGAATTATCTAAAGAACAAAGCACTAAAGACTCGCCGAATAAAACAACCCCAGATCTACCTGAGACAGCTAACCCAGAATCTATAGTTCTTGAAGATTCATCTGAGACAGCTAATCCAGAATCTATAGTTCTTGAAGATTCATCTGAGACAGCTAATCCAGAATCTAGGGCTCTTGAAGATTCATCTGACACAGCTAACCCAAATTCTAGAGCACTTAAAGATTCGTCTGAGACGGCTAACCCAAACTCTAGAGCACTTAAAGATTCGTCTGAGACGGCTAACCCAAACTCTAGGCCCCTTAAAAAAGACGATAAAAAGGACTCTAACGGGAAAGAAAAAGACCCAGAACAGGAAGGGCAGCAGTTAGATGCTAAAGAAACAGGGATGGTTTTCCCTATTATAATGTCAAGAGCGGATTATAAAGAACACACTGTTGCGTATGTTACGGCTACTGGTCAGCAAGATATTAATATTCAAAGTGGCCATTTGTTTCAAACTCTAAGTGGTTCTGAAAATTACCCAACTGATGAGTATTGGTACCCTAATGTTTTCCCGAAGTTCCCAACAACAAAAGGTCTTTATATTTTAGGTATAGATATACAGGACCAAAACAATCGTGAATTAAAGTGGGTACCAACACAGTCTTGTTAAAGTTATGAAGTACGAGCCTAAAGTTTTATTAAACAATAGTAAAGATAAAGTAAAGCTATTTAATCAGGCTTTTTTTCCGCTTGAAGATTTTCATGCGCTTACGTACAAAAAAATTAGCGGTACGGTTTCTGCTTCTTTTAACGGTTCCGTTACTGTGCAGGTAACTAATGACAGCAATGAATCAGAAACATTTAGTGCATCAGTTAATGACACCCTAACCAAAAGTTTTAGTGGTCTAGGGCCTTGTCCTTCATGTGAAAGGCCTAGTCCTTTTAGTAAAGTTGAATCGGGGACAGTTAATGTATCAGTCGATGAACGTAAACTCAAAGAGGATGGAACAGTAGGTACTGAAACTGTAATTCGACCGGCATTTTCCTCCATTCAAGTTGTAGCTAGCCCTGCATTACGTCCTGCATTACGATCAACACAAGAGAATGGTGCTATTGAAGTAACAGTTGCTGGCTTGATGACGTTTGTAGGAGGAGGGTTTGATATTAGAGCTATTAATGTTTTTAATGGCAGTTATTGTACCTCAGATTTTCCATTATCTATTACCAAAAAAAGCACATCTAGTCAAGACGGAGTTAGACAAGACAGCGTGAGTGGGATGGAGGTGGTGTATAGACAAACTGGGTCCATACGCACAACTTTAACTATTAATTTAAACATAGAATGAAATGTTACACAACCGAAAAAGTAAATGGGGTGCTAGTGTTTGAGGGATACGAGGAGTGTATTCCTGACCAGACATTGTTGGACAAAATATTAAGTCTGACGAAAGCTACCGCTAATTGGGTCAAAGAAGGCGCGCCCATAACAGACGAAGAGACCCTAAAAGTCCGACTCGAAACCTGCAAAGGCTGCGAGTTTTGGGACGAATCCGGCTTCGATAAGACCGGACGCTGCAAGAAGTGCGGCTGTTCCACACAGGCAAAACTCCGCATGGCTACTGAGAAATGCCCTATCGGAAAGTGGTAAAACCGTACTTGACCCCCCACCCTTTTTCCTGTATCCTGTACCCACCATGAAGACCAAGACTAAAAAACAAGTAGCCTATTTGCTTAGTAAAGTAAGCCCCCTGAGCGACAAGCAGCAAGGCAAGCTGAAGGGCGAACTACATTCCGGCGACGTCAAAGTTAAACCCAAAAAGTAATGCCAGCAACCACTGCCAGCCAGCTTGTTCCGCTGCTCGATAAATACATCGAGCCGGACGGCGATTTTAAGAACAGCCTGAATCAGGTTCTTTCGCGTATCTACAACATGGGTACGTATCGAGATCTGACTATTCAGTACAGTTTACCGGTAGTGGATAACTGCATTACGCTACCAGACGAAGCGGATTCTATTCTGCATACTACTGTAAACAACCTACCGGTTCCGGTTCGTGCTCTATGGCACGACTTCAAATCTACAGGTATGGGGGTTGGGGCGTCTGACCTTACGTGGGGTCTAGTTGACGCTGGCTTCCATGCGATTAGGAGGTTGATTGAGACAGCAACCGACACCCTCCATATTGTGCCGTCGGACCAGTCGCCCACTAAAACCAACTTCAATCCAGCTGACGGGGGTACTATCCTTGTTACTGCAACTGACGGCGACAAGCTCTACGCATCTACCACTGACTCCGTTTCGGATAATGATGTCCCGCTTACCTTCTCCGCTCCAATTAATTCGGTAATCAGCATTAGATTTGACGCCCTCACAGACTGGTACGATATCCGAACCACCGCTGGAGATTCCGACACCACCATCGCTACGGTTGGACCAGACTCCGGCGTAACCCGCTATCGGAGATTTCGTCTGAATCGCTCCACTAATGGGCAGACTACCGTGCATGTGCTTTGCAAGCGTGCGTTCCAGCCGATCCGTAACGACGACGATATCGTTTACATCAACAATATTGGTGCTCTCAAGCACGGTCTATTGGGACGCCTGATGGAAGACAACGCCGATATTGAGCGTGCCGAATACCATTGGAACAAATGTATGCTGTTACTAGAAGAAGAGGCGGCAACCTCACGGGGTGCCGCTCTTCCGAGATTGAACGTTGATCCTTACGGCACCGGCAATCTCAATCGTATTTACCAACTGTACTAATGATAGTTATCAAACCTTCCGGTGAAGACCGGAAACAAGCGCGTGCTGAGGCAAAAGCGATGGGCGTGCTCAGAGGCTCCATCGCACGCGGACGCGGCAACGAGATCGGAATGATGGGCGAGATGCTTGTCCACCGCGAGATCGGAGGCAGTAGAGTAGGCGACATAAACTTCGCTTACGACATCACTATGCCAGACGGCGTAACCATTGACGTGAAAACGACTAAGGCCGCTAGTGTGCCGGAACCCCATTATGTGGCTCGCGTGTACGGTGCAGAGTCCAGTGCAGAAAAGATAGGCAGCAAATGTGATGTCTACTATTTCGTTAGGTGTAACCAACAAATGACTCTCGCCACTATTATTGGTTGGTTGCCAGCAAAAGAGTTTATTGCGAAAGCAACCTTCCTGCCTAAAGGCAATGTTGATCCAAATGATGGCAAGCTATCTTTCTCTGATGAGTTTGTGGTACCCATCTCAGAACTGAACCCGCCCTCCGTGAAGATCACGAAGAAGCGGGTTCGTTAGTTCCTTAGAAGTCGCCACCTTGATCGATGTCGTACGCCTCTGAGAGATCAATCTCCCAGATCTTGCCGCCACCTTGACCCTTGCTCCGTACCGGACGGACGTTCTTGTTGTGCTGACTTACCTCTTCGAGGACCGTCATTCCGCGACGGACGAACTCCAGATTTCCGCTGTTGCCGACGCTACGACCGCCGTTACATTCTTGTAGCACAACGGTGAACTCAGTAAGAGTGCCGCGCCACTTGGTAAGAGATACGGTTTCACGGACCTTCTTAGCGAAGAACTCCACCATTTCCGCAATAGCAGAGCGGGAGCTGTTGTCGTAAGCTGCGGCTTCGATGAACGAGTCAATGTAGGTCTTAACGCCAAATCGGTTGGAGTCCTTGATCTCAATCGGCACCTGCCAGTCGTAAAGCCACTTGAGGAAGAACGGAAGTTCGGTGTTGATCGTGTTCTCGACGAACTCATTTGAGCCGAACTTTACCTTGTGTCCGCTGTTGATACGTAACGCAATGATCTTGTCTCGGTTGCTGCTGTCAAGTGACGGCAGAGCGGCAAGGGAGTTGGCATCAAGGTTGAGGGACATCATAACCCTACCGGACCAAGGCAACGGGATAGCGTCCGCATACTTCGCATGGTACTCAAGTCTAGGGTTGGCTACACACCTCTTGGTAAGCTCGACGAACTTGCGCTGATCGGCGTAGGTCGCTGCTGCTGTCTGGTCGTCCACAACCCAAGCGGCAGATCCGCAGAGGTCACGGTTAAAGCTGGTCTTGCCTGACAGATAGTCCGAGGCATCACTAAACCCGCCGACCGAAGCACCAATAATTTTGTTGGTGAGTAGGGTCTTACCGTGTCCGGCTGGTCCCAATAGGATCATCAGTTGCCCTTGATCGAGTCGGCATTCAAGTACCGCTTTGTACAAGCGTTGGAACCACGCTAGGAAATACGGCAGCGTTTCCTTGCCGTCACTGTCCTTTGCAAAGAACGGCATGAGATATGAATGAATCCACGGCCAGTTAGCTGGATCTCCATTGTCAGCTGGCTGCACGGCGTTTGCCCTACAGTTGTTGAGGATCTTCCTGCCGTAGTAGTCAACCACTCGCTCTTTGGAGAACACGACAGGCGCGACCTCTTCGACACGGCAGTCGTTGGATATAGTGAGGATGGCTTGTTCGATCTCCGACACCGTCTGGTTCTTCTTGAGTTTGGGGCTGAAGCCAGCCTTACGGAGTTCGAGTACCAATTGTTCTTTGGGGATTACCACAGGTCCGCCGTTAAGGAGCTTGTAGAATGACTTTCCGTTGAACCAGTACTGGTCTAGTAGAGTAGACAGTTTCTTCTCCTCGTACTGGTCAACGAACTTCTTACCGAAGATCGAACCCCACGACTTGAACCCTGTACCCGCACGGTCTGAGTAGCAGATCATTCCGTCTTCCCGTACCTGACAGCCGTCGCGGTCGATGCCGTCGTCAATCCAGAACAGTGGTCCGCGAGCACCTACGGTGAACTCACCTTTCCATCGGTTCGGGAACTTACGCGCAACTTCCGCTGCGATGTCATCGAGCGGGATGTTGGTTTCGTCGGTCTTGATCGGTGTATCGTTTGCCGATTTCAGCAACACGGTACGGACAAAGGATATGGCAATAGGGTCCCCGATACGGGTCCAGTCTGTGCCTAACTCGAAGTACTGCGACACCTTCAAGCTGGTCTTGTCGAAACCAGCAAGCAGCATCGATGCTTTGAGCGCGTCACTCAACCGCTTCATAAAGGAGTCGGCAAGTGCTGGAGCGAGTGGGAGTGGCTTGTCAAATTCCCACACAAGTCGGATGTAGCCGGACTGAGTTTTGGTACGCCATGTTGGCATGTGTCCGCCCTCGCAGCGGATCTTGAGAGTCTCGTCGATCTTGTCCCAATCGACAGGAGCGTCGAAGTCAGCGACAAATCCGTGTATCTTATGGACTGGATTGTCTTCGCTGATGCGGGCGTTTGGGCTGTCGCCCTCTGCCATAGAATAGAAACAGTGGTCGGTGTTTGCATCGGCGCACCATGCCCGATACTCAGCCTTAGAGGCAAACTGTGGTTTGTTAAACGATAGGTTTGATGGGTCGTTGATTACGGTTACTGTAGTTGCGCGATGATTTTTAAGGTATCTGTATTTCATAAACGTTGTGTCGGTTGATGACGTGCCGACTGCACGGTTGTTATTTGGTATAGTAATCAAGAATGTGCCCCTCAGCAGCAACCGGAATATCCGGAATCCACTGCGGTGGTGTGTGCATGATTTCAAGGATCTTTGCGAGAGCTTCTTCGGCTTGTGCCTCCGGTACTTCGCAAACCATTTCGTCATGAACGTGCAGGATAACTGGAAATCCCGCCGCGTCAACGCGGAGCATCATGTCTGAGAAGATGTCTCTGGCTAAACCTTGAGACAAGTTTTCAGTAAGGATACCACCCCACAAGGGGAAGTCCCGCAGCTGTCCGTTACGGACGATCTTTCCGATGTGGCGGAATCGATTGACCGAACCAGCCTCCTTCATCCGCTTGATCTTTCCATATCGGAGTGATCGACCGGACGGAAGCTCTAGCTCGAAAGGCTCTCCGACAGCACAGGCGGTTGCCATATTCTGGTCGAGTGAACGCCAGAACTTCGGCACTGTCGGCATACGGTCGCGGTACAGCTTAACTGCTTTCTCTGCTTCTTCGATGGGCATACCACTGAATGTAGAGAATTTGGTGGCCCCCATTCCGTATCCGCAGCCCAACGCGATTGATTTCACCTTGTGCCGCAGCTGCTTGTCGTACTCTTTCAACGGACCGTTGTCCGGATTGTGTAGTCCCAACAGCACACCGAACGCATGGTAGATGTCGTCCGAATCGCGGATAAGGTTTAGGGCTTTCCTGTCTTCAGCAAGCCAGCACAATGTGCGCACCTCGATTTGTGAAAGGTCAACGACGACCAGCTTGTAGCCCTCTTTGGGTCGGATCATGTGGCGGAAGTTGACTCCGAACATCTCATCCCTCGGAAGGTTTTGCAGGTTAAGGTTGCCGCCGCTGCCACTGAATCGGGCTGTCGGGTTGGCTCCGCAGTACATCAGTCCGCCGTAGTACCTGCCGTCAGGCATCGTACCGGAATCGAACGCTTCGAGCTTACGGAGGAATGCGTTGATGCGGCGGTAGTTTTGCACGCCCCTTGCCCACGGACATGCGTCTTGGAACGCAGCAAACCATTTGTCGGCATCTTCATTACCAGCAGCAATAGAGGCTGGTGGTTCGATGCCTTGCTTACGGCACTGCTCGTTGAACGCTTTGCGTGATAGCGGGGTATGCTCCGAAATCCACGGAATGGACTGCTCTGCGTTGAATAGCTCAGTACGAATATTCTCAAGGTTCTTCTTGAGGAGTTCAGTGTCAATCGGAATGCCGCGCTGCCCGACTCTGCGATTCAAGTAGCTGATATCCCGCTCAACTTGAGGCCATTTATCGGACAGTTCTTGCCACAAGCGCAAACAGAGTTCGGAGTCTTTAACTGCGTACTCGGTGACTTCTTTTTTAAAGTCATCTGTCATCGCGGCCCATTGCTTGCCCTTCATGTTGTCGCGGGTAGTCTTGTTGACTTCCAGACCGAACACGGTGGCTGAGGCGTTTTTGAGGGATCTCGGTAGACCTAAGAATGCAGTCATGTCTGCGGTGCAGTGCCATTCAGCAGGACTGCATGGCTTGAACCAACCGACTTCTACGCCATACAGATAGAGGCTTTGGTCGAATGCGGCGTTGTGGGAAAGCACAGCGTGGTCGGTAAGGATCGACCAATCAAATTCTCTCGGACATCCGGCATAGACAAACCCGTCATCGCCTACAACGGTAATCATATAGGCGTCGAATAGTGGGTGTGAGAAATAGCCTCTAGGGCCTAAAGTTGTGATGGAGCAATCCCCATCGTAGTAGGACTCAAAGTCCACTGCGTAAGTTATCATATGTGTCGTGAGGATAAAGTGAACCCGCACAATACACCTAATGAGTGTACTGTGCGGGTTGGGTGTAGTTATTCTACTTCCAGATCAAACTCCAGTTGTTCCGGAGCAAGTCGGATGCGGTCCATCTCGTTATCGAGGGCAGTCGCCACAAGATTCAAAGATGCTTTCTGGACCATCAACTCAGTAATCTGATCGTTGAGTTGGCGGATATCGCCGTCGATCTTAGTGATTACGGTGCGGATGGAGTCCGACTCCCGCTTAAGGAGCGTGAGTGGGTTATCAAGTACGATCGCGCCCATTAGTCATTCCCTCCTTTGGTAAGACGTGCAGCGAACTCTGCGACTTCGGCTGGTGCGTCGTCCTTGGTGTGTGCAAGGGTAGGAACATACCAGCTGTATTTCCCTTTGGACATCAGTTCGGTACCGAAATTCCAGAAGCGTGAAGCGATAGGAATGTTGGGGTTGAACGTCGAGAAGGTGAACAGGCGCTTGTAGGTCAAGCGGTATGCGTCCTTCTGAACGGTGATGCGACCGATCTGGTAATTGGTATCACCAATCGGGTAGGGGAACAGGGTATCATCTTCACCGATCTGTGGGATCAAGAGGATGATTTCCGCGAACTCAGTCACGTCGTAACTGCTTTCGGCAGCGAGCGACTTGGCATCCAGTTCGTTGGACACGATCTTGGGGATGTAGTCCTCGCCGAACGGAACGTCTTCTTTCCACCGCTTGATAGCTCCGATCACGACTACCGGAGTTTTTTGTTCGGCTTCAAGGAGAACGGAGTCCTTGTCGATAACGACTGAACCGATAGGCCCTTCGATCTCCGACATCTTTTGGATGACGTTGAGGCGTGGGATATCGATGTCTTGTGCGGCAAACGCCAGACCAGTCGATGTGCTTGTGCTTAGTGCTTCTGTACTCATATTACTATTTCTCGTTTCTGATCGGTTGTTGCTTGTTGCTTACTAAAGGGGACAGCCGTAACTCCCTTTGTCCTCATTTTGAGGAAAGTGTGTATCGTGTTGAACCAACCTCGACAACGCCGAGATCAATAGCTTCTTTCTCGAAGCTGTCAACAACAAAAGATTTTTTTCCTTTCGGAGCCTTATCATGCAGGGCTTTTGAGAGCTGACCCATTGTCAGGTCAGCGGCCTCAATGATCTCATTAAGTTCAAGTCCGTGTTTAATTGCGAGCTGCGCAAGGTAGTTTTTCTCGATGGTCTTCTTAAGCGCACCCATTGACTTGAGCTTGAGGGTCTCGAACTCAACGCCTTCGTGCGCCATGCCTGTAGCCTTGTGCTTGATACCGGAAGCCCAATTCTCTACGATCTTGGCTACGACATAGAGCTTTTCGATTGTAGCTGGATCGTCAACCTCGCCAGAAGCGATGGGTCCGTCTGGCAGTAGGTCCGGCCTATACCGCTTGACGACTTCGATTGCGACTGCACCTAATGCAGGACAGTGCTCCTCATGTCGGCAGAAGCGGCAGTTCACAGTAGGGTTAAGGTCATCGATGTCGATGGTCTTATTTTCCCATTTCGGTCTTGTCGTTTCGGCCTTCTTGATAACGGTAGAAATCTGTTTGCGCAGGTCGTCCATTTCAAACCGATGGAAAGTACCGACAAGGATCTCATCGCGCTTCGGGATTAGAAATGCAAAGTGAATGGTCTCCAGTTCCGGATACATCTGGAACGCCGCAAGTACGTACGCTTTGGCTTGCCAGTTAATCAGCGGCTCGTCAATCTTGCTGATTCCAGTCTTGTAGTCCACCTGAAGACCGACGTTGCCTTTCCAAGCTACGATGTCGGATGTGCCGAATGTCGGTGTCTCGCAGTCGAGATCCAACACAAGGCGCATCTCGCGATTGATCGTTACGCCGTCAGTACCACCAAAAACATTTTGGAAGACCTCATCCTCTTCGGCTACCATGCGCTCATAGATTTGTACTTCGTCATCGTCCATGAGAGCGGACGGGTCGCGGACTTCAAGAGCCTCATGGATACGCGTGCCCTTATCGGAGGCTGCGTTCTTTCCTTCTTTGCCGTGATATCCGGCGCAGAGTGAAACATACTTGAGAGATGAGGGGCCGAACTCAGCGTGAGCACGTTCGGAATGGTCGGGTGTAGTCATGTTTACTACTGATTATTTTTCTCTTTCACCATTGCTTTAGCCCAAGCATAACTCTCGTATGCTACAACCTCACCTAAGTTTTTGCCTTCTGGGATGTGTAGCCCTTCGTAGTCTTTGATCGCGTACCCGAGAAAGGCAACAGCTGCCATAAAGTCGGTTAGGGTAATGTTTGTCGTATCGTTCTCAATGACATCAATAACGGTTTCAGTTTTGTTCTTGCTCATATTAATAGTGGTTCTGGTTTCGCGTGAAGCGTGTCCAGAGACAAACGCTTTTGTTCCAACTTGTCAACAATTTTTTCTTCGATTGTTTTCGAGGCAACCAAAACCCTTTGAATTGCAGGGCTTTTTGCGTTTGCTCGATGGATACGGCCCAACGTTTGAATGTAGTCTTTGACGTTAAATGTCGGCGAGATGAGGCTCATCCTCGGGTGTCCCCCTTCCGTATCATGTAGCGAAACACCTACGCCTCCGGCAGCGATGTTGCAGATGATTACGTTTGTCTGGTTTGTTTGGAACCTCTGCACATTATCTTCCCGCACCGTTGCAGACTGACCGCCTACAATTACAGATGCGTCCTTAAACAGATTGGATAGCAGTTTGACGGTATCTACAAAGTTTACAAACACAGCGACACTGAACCCTTCAGCACACGCATCTTTAATCATACCAGAAATATCAGGTACTTTTGCAACTTCGGCAAGTTGACGGGCGCGTAATATCTCGACAAGCACATGTGAGCTAAGTCTCCCCTTCTCCAGCAACTCGTCGATAATTTCACCTGTAAGCTCTAGGTCATCGTAGTATTTATCGATGTAGAACCGTGAAGAAAACTCAAGTGGTTCCGTGATAACATGGTTATCGGTAAATGCGGAAGGTAGATCGGACGGTACTAGCTTTACGCAGTTTCTGGTATAGAGTTCCTTGTTAAGCGGGACGAGTTTAGGTACCGGTCCGGCTACCCAGTTGTGCCACTGGTCTTTTCTACACCCGTACTGCATCATCCACGAGGGCCAGCTTTTTAGTTTGCCGTCTGCTTTATTAAGGGAGTGCAGACCCAACGCAAAACCCAATGAACGCATCTCTGTAGGGTCCTGACAAGCGGTGGCGGATAACAGCAAGTTGTGGTATCCAGCTTGTTTTGCCGATACTAGCATCTGCGAGTTCAGACTAAACGGAGATTTACACTTGTGGCATTCGTCCCAAATAATAAGAGTGTCTGGCGGTAGGTGCCAACGGAATATTTTCTTCCCTATCTTTGTGATGTACTGAGTACCTAACTTAAGTTTCTCGTAATTAGTAACAAAAATAGGTACAATGCCCACCTCGTGAAGTTCACGCTCCCAATGGGGGATGACAATCTTCGGGCAGACAACTGCTACAAATTGTTTGAACTCTTTAGCTACGCGACAAGCAATGACTGTCTTGCCGACTCCGGTATGGCTGGAGTCCAAAGCACAGCGGTGGTCTGTTAGTGCACGCAAAATAAAATCAACAGACTCTTGTTGTTTCGGGAAGAGCGTTTTCATTCTGTTGTAATGATAAGGAGACTATCGTTGCGGTCAATCGATACAATCTTTTTATCGGGCAGCTTTGGGTGATACTCCCGCAATGATGTACCGACGCTAATGAACGGCCCACCGGACGGATCGACGAACTCGATTTGAGTCACGCCGCCAAAGCTAATTATTGGGCTCACAAACGAGATCAAATACTTTTTTGGCTTGAGTTTCGTAAGTGTACATGAATGGCCGTAACGACCAATGATCTTAAATGGTTCAATTTTCTTCATTACTTGTTACTTGTTTTACGGTTTCTAATTTTGCGTTTGATGATGTCGAAGAGGGACATGTGTGCGATAATTGAATCGAAATGTCGAAGACTTTTTTCGCACGACGGACAGACAGGTTCTCTCAGCCGTTCATCCGGTGCGTTGTTACGGCGTCCCTTTCG